GCATTTCGCCGCCTACTGCGAGCGGTACGTCCGCCACACCAAGGGCCGCTGGGCCGGCCGGCCGCTCATCTATGAGGACTGGCAGCGCGAGTTCTGGTGGGAGGCCCTCGAGTTCGACCCCGCCACCGGGCTCCGCATCTACAACGAGGTCGGCCTCGGACTCCCGCGGAAGAACTCCAAGAGCACCATGGCTGCCGGTGCCGGGCTGTACATGCTCGACGCCGACGGCGAGTCCGAGCCCGAGGTCTACGTCGCCGCGGCGGCCCGCAACCAGGCCGGGATCGTCATGGGCCAGTCGATCAGCATGGTCCGCCGGTCCCCGCTCCTGCTCGATCGCCTCCGGCCCTACCGCTCGCTCCGCATCGAGTGCCCGCGCAACGGCGGGATCATGCGCTCCCTCTCGTCCGACGGCGCCCTTCAGCACGGCCTCAACCCCTCGGCCAACATCATCGACGAGCTGCACGCCCACAAGAGCGGCGAGCTGTACACCGCCCTCACGACCGGCACCGGCGCCCGCGAGCAGCCCTTCACGCTCTGGATCACGACCGCCGGCGTCGCCGGTGAGGGCATCCTCGCCGACCTGTACGACTCGATGTTCTCCGGAACCGGCGAGCTCGAGGTCCGGGGCTCGCTCCTGGTCTACCGGGACCGGGTCAACGGGACGCTCATCTACTGGTACGGCGCCCCCCGCGACGCGGACATCGAGGATCCCGCGGTCTGGCTCGCCTGCAATCCCGCGTCCTGGCTCGCGGACGGCAAGTACCTCGGTCGCGAGTTCGCGAGGCTGCGGGCTCGCGGCGCACTCCTCGAGTGGCGCCGCTACCACCTCAACCAGTTCGTCGGGTTCGAGGACACCTGGCTGCGCGAAGGCGCGTGGTCTGCAACGCGCGGCGATCTCCCGCTCAACGTCGCTCTGCCAATCGGGGTCGGCATCGATCGAAGCCCGGACGGCGAGCTTGGCGCCGTCGCGGTCGCTCAGCGCCAAGGAGATCGCGTCGTGGTGAGGTCGCAGGTGTTCGCCCCGGAGTCCGCGACCGGGATGGCCAGCGCCGAGGCGATGCGCGTCCGCCTGCGGGACCTGCGCGTCGAGTTTCCCCTGGCGCAGTCCCGCGACGAGAAGACGAAGCGGGCGCTCGCCGGACCCGCCTACGCCTTCGACCGCCTGGCGTTCGGCGAGTCGGCCGAGATGCTGGAGCAGGACGGCCTCGCCATGGTCGACGTCCCGATGACCGCCGCGGTCATGGGCCCGCCCTCGACCCTGACCTACGAGCTCATCACGACCGGGCGCCTGGTCCACGACGACGACCCGGTCCTCGCCGTCCACGTCGCCAACACGACCGCGGTCCTGACCGACCGGGGCATGAAGATTACCCGCTCCAAGCACGGCTCTACCCGCCCGAACGTTGCCTGTGTGGCGATGGTTCGCGCGGTCGCGATGGCGATCCAGGACGCGCCCGTCCCGTTCGTCCGCAGGCCCCGCAAGGCCGTAGGGTTCTGATGATCGACCCGATGCAGCCCGTCACGCTCGAACCCTCTTCGCTCCCCTGGTGGCTCGCGAGGCTCGGCAGGCGCCTCGAGCTTCGCCGCGACCGGATGGAGCGGTACGAGGCGTACTACGCCGGGCGCCAGCCGCTCGCGTTCGTGTCCGACACCTTCCGGGCAGCCTTCGGCGACCGCTTCCGCGAGTTCAGCTCCAACTTCATGTCCCTCGTCGTGGACGCCCACCGCGAGCGCCTCCAGGTGCAGGGCATCCGCATCGGCGACAACCGAGGCGGCGACACCGACGCCTGGGACTGGTGGCAGCGCAACCGGCTCGACGCCGAGTCGCAGATCGCGCACACCGAGTCGCTCGTCAAGGGCCTCGCCTACGTGCTCGTGTGGCCCGACGCGGTCAGCGGCGATCCCGAGGCCACGATCGAGTCGGCGCTCCAGGTCACAGTCGAGACCGAGCCCGGCAAGAGCTGGAAGCGGCGGGCCGCGCTCAAGCGCTGGCTCGCGGACGACGGCCGCTACCACGCCGAGCTGTACCTCCCGGATGGCATCTACAAGTTCCGATCGGAGCAGAAGGCGGCCGAGTTCAGCCTGGCGAGCTGGGGCCGGGTCGCGCAGTGGACCCGCGACGAGGTCCCGGGCGAGCCGTGGCCGGTGCGGAACCCCCTGCGCGTCATCCCGATCGTGCCGCTCGTCAACCGGCCGCGCCTCACCGCCCCGGTCCTCGACGCCTACGGCCGGCCGATCCCGGGCGTCATCGGGCCCGACGAGGGGCAGTCCGAGATCGCGATGGTCATGAGCAACCAGGACGCGATCAACAAGCTGCGCGCCGACACGATCAACGCCTCAGACCTCGCCGCCTTCCGCCAGCGCTGGCTCAAGAACTGGGAGGTCGAGATCGACGAGAAGACGGGCCAGCCGATCGAGCCGTTCAAGGCCGCGGTGGACCGCCTGTGGATCCTGCCCCCGCCCGACCCCGAGGACCCGAACCCGGCCACCCCCGAGCTCGGGGAGTTCGAGCAGACCGACCTCGCGCCGATGATCTCCGGCGTCCAGATGGAGGTGCAGCACCTCGGCGCGATCAGCCGGACGCCGTACCACTACCTCCTGCCGCAGTCGGGCCAGCCGCCGTCGGGCGAGTCCCTCAAGAGCGCCGAGACGGGCCTCGTCGCCAAGGTCCTCGACTCGCAGCTCTACAAGGGCGAGTCCTGGGAAGAGGTCTTCCGACTCAACTTCGCGTTTCGTGACGACCCGCGCGGGAAGGATCTCGGCGCCGAGATCATCTGGAAGGACCCGGAAAGCCGGACCGAGGCCACGCACACCGACGCGATGACCAAGTGGAAGGCGCTCGGCATCGACGAGGAGACCATCTGGGAGGAGCTCGGCCTCTCGCCGCGCCAGATCGCCCTCATCAGGGAGCGGCTCGCCGCGGCCCCTCCCCCACCAACCCAGCCGGCACCCGCGCCCGCCGCGGCGCCGATGGTGCCGGACGTCCAGGCAGCCCTTGCGCTCGGAGGCAAGTAAGACCACCATGCCCGAAACGATCACTCCCGCGGGCGCGATGCCCGCCGCGGCCGGTGCGACGCCGGCCCAGACCACGCCGGTCAGCCCGGCATCCGATCCCACGCCTGCGACCGCCACGCCCGCGACGGGCGACACGGATCCGCTGGGGGAGGCCGGGAAGAAGGCGATCGCCGCCGAGCGCAAGGCAGCGAAGGAAGCCCAGGACGCCCTCCGGGCCGCCCTGACCGAGCTCGAGGCCCTCAAGGCCGCTGGCCTGTCCGAGACCGAGAAGGCGATCAAAGAGGCCACCAACGCCGCGACGGCTGCGGAACGGGCCAAGTGGCAGACGAGCATCCGGTCGGTCCGCGTCGAGGCCGCCCTCCGGGTGGCAGGCGCCACGAACGAGACGCTCCTCGAGCTGGCGTTGCGGTCGGACCTCATCGCAGGCCTGAAGGTCGACGAGTCCGGCAAGGTCACCGACCTCGAGCGGGCCGTCGAGCAGCTCAAGTCGGACATCCCCGAGATGTTCACCCAGGGGGGAGCCGGCGGCCCCACCCGCGGAGCCCAGACGGGCGCACCGGCGCAGGCCAAGGACCTCGAGTCGGCCATCGCAGCGCACTACACGAAACACTGAAATGAACCGGCGGCGCTAGCCGCCATCCCTCCGCCCGAGTGCGAGTGAAGGCGGAACGCGGGATGTCTCCCTACTCGCGGGAGCACCGAATATGCCAGTCACGCTTGCCCAGGCGTCGCTGAACGCAGCGACAGCCATCGACCACCAGGTCATCGACGAGTTTCGCAAGTCGTCGTTCATCCTCGACCGCCTCCCGTTCGACCAGTCGGTCAACCCGGCCGGCGGCGGATCCACGCTGGTCTACGGCTACACCCGCCAGGTGAGCCAGCGGGCCGCCGCGTTCCGCGCGATCAACGCCGAATACAGCCCGACCGAGGTCACCAAGGCGCAGTACACGGTCAACCTGCGGCCGCTCGGTGGCTCGTTCCAGATCGACCGCGTGCTCACCGGGATCGGCGCCGTGTCGGAGGTGTCGTTCCAGTTGACGCAGTTGGTCAAGGCGACCAAGGCGTACTTCAGCGACCAGGTCATCAACGGCAATGACGCCGTCACAACGGACGGCTTCGATGGCCTCAACCAGGCGCTCTCGGGGACCGCGACGGAGGTCGCCGGCCCGGTCCTCGACCTGACCGCGGTCAACACCCAGGCCCTCGCGATCGCCGCGGTCGCCCGGATCAACGCCTGGCTGGCGCTCATGGACGGCCGGCCCGACGCGCTCCTGATGAACGGGACCGCCAAGGCCCTCCTCGGCATGGT